CCTTGATTAATCCTAGCGGTTTCAATTTTAGTCGCATTATCAAGGTAAGCCAAGAGAATGTCCCTATTATTAGTCATCTCAGCTTCTTTGGTGTTGCGTTCTTCTTCAAGCTTGAATTTTAACTGGTTCTCTTGTGCTTGGTATTCTTGCTTAGCCTTTTCTAGCTCGTTTTCAGCTTGGAATTTCTGAATCTCCATCTGAGTCTGAGCTTGCATCTTCTGCTGCTCGCCTTGCATCTGCATTTGAAGCTTTTGAATCTCTATTGGAGGTGGTTTTGGCTGACCTTTGTTCTTCTCAGCAGTTTCACGGATTTGGTCGGCAGTTTCATCAATAATTCCCTCTAATTGCTTGCCTGCTCTGAACGCAGTAACGCTAAATTTGAGCATTTCCATGAGCATAGGGGCTAATTCAGGCTGATTTGCTGCGGTTGGTAGTGCGGTTTGCATAAATCCACCGATTGCTTGCAAGAAAGCCATGCGATTCTGCTTTTCTGCTTCCTCATCTTGAAAAATCATCGAGTCTGAGGTGACTTCAATGCGGAAATTAGCAGCGGCTTCGTTTCTAAGTAGCTCTAAAGCCTGTGGGACTAGCTGTTGGTCTTGTGGACTTAGCTGTTGTGAGCCACTAATTTTAAGAATTGTGTCATCGGTGAAGTGATTGCAGATAATTTGCGCTTTGATGCGTAGCAAACTAGTAGCAAAGTCCACTACATTGTGCTGCATGGTCTTTAATCGACCTGCTGCGTTGTTTGACTTGATTATCTGAGCGCCAAGGGTTTCATTAGGGTCAGTTTGACCTCTCTGAATGTCGGCAATACCCATGATTTCATAAATTTGAGCCTTAACTTGCTCCATTGCTTGATAAGCGTTTTGCAATGCAGTAGCAAATGGGGTGATGTCTACAAGGTCAATAGCGCCACGCATACCTTGCTTTTCAGCAAATGCAGCCCAGTTCTTAACTGGAATCATTATGTTGTTTTCGCCTTCAGAGAAAAGGCGCTGTAGTTCTGAGGCAGACGCATCATACACACCACGCACACGCAAAGCGTTAATTAGTTCTTCAATGCGGTTTGACAGGGTGTCTAATTGACGAGCCTGGTCTTGATACATTGTGTAATCAGGGATTGGCTCTAGGCTCTCATTGGTGAGAGTTGAAAACAATGGCTTTGGACAAGGCCAAAAGTTCTCTAATTGCAATGGGTCATCACGCTCATCTAGAATCTTGCCTAGTGACTTAGATACCCATAAAACCTTGCCTGTTTCCTTATCCCATATCTCATAGACTAAAGCTTGGGATTGGTAGTCGGCAAATCCTTCAATCTTTTTCTGCTCATCGGGGCGAGTGTCAAGCGGTACTTGATAGCCTAAATCTTCACCAAAACGCTCTACAAGCGCATCTCGGTTCATAAAGACTCTACGCCATACGGCCGTTACTTCTTCCCATGTACGACCTGTGGTATGTCCAAAATCACGCCAATGGACATAATCTACAGGGCAGCACTCATATTCAATGCGCTCAGGATTTTCAATCTCCATTGCGTTTTCTGTTTCTGACTCGTCAATATCTTCGGTGACTTGGTAGCCATCATCAGGCTCTTCTTCAGTCTTATCACCTTCAATATGTGGCTCATAGCGTACCCATGCAGTACCTCTACCACCTAATAAACGGTCTAATACTGCCTGTTGCATAGATGACTTGTAATCGCCGTAATGCTCTAATTCAAACTCTAATGCTCGTTCAAGCATCATTGATGCTACACGACCAATAGGGTCATTATCACGGAATCTACGGCTTACATCAGGTCTTGGAAGTCTAGCAAAGATTGCTGGTTGAATAGTCTGTACATTAGACCAAAGGATATTGAATCGAGAATTAGGGTTTGATTGATAGCGGCTATCGTCTTTGTAACGCTTAATAATACGGTCAGTTCGAGCTTCCCACTTTTTGAATGTACGCTCATAGTTGGTAATTGTTTTATACCACTTCTCGTATGTGTGATTCTCTGCCATCAAATTCTCCCTGTGGATTGCTTTGGAGCTTGTTTCCACATATCGTTAAGCGTAACATCCGTCTGACCTACAAATAACCCTCTAATTGGGTCATCTTTACTAATAATCTTATTTTCTTCTTTCCAGGCTACTGCTGCCATTCTTGCTGCATCTGCACCATGACTTGCCCAGTTATGAAGTGGTTTGTCACTAAATACTTTTTTATCTTCGTTGTAAGACCGTTCGTATTGCCGTAAACATTCGATACCATCTTCACACTTTGGGTCAAACCAACTACGCAATAACATCATGCGAGTTGCTTGAATTCCGTCTTGAAGTGACAAATTTGGCACAATTTTCATACTTTCTAAGGGAATTTTAACACTTAATTGCTCAATTATGCTTTTTCCACCAGAGGCTAAAGTTTTAGCTCTAGCGTCATGTGGCAAATAATGTGTCTTATATTTCACCCCAAACTTTGATTCTTGCTGTGCAATATACCCTGTATAGAACGGAATTGATTGCCCATTGCTTGAATGATAGTCAAGGAATCTAACTTCTCCATGTACAACTTGCCATGTCCACACAGTTGTATCGTCTGAATACCCCAAATCCCAACTACTGAATAAAGGAAACATAGGGTCTATTTCAATATCTGTGATTCTGCCTTGGTCTGTAAGCTGACGCATCTCTTTACCGTAGTAAGCGCCAATAATGGCTGACTCAAAGTCACACTCAAATTCTTGTAAATATTGGTCTTGAGTCATCATCTTGGCAGCGTCTTTAAGTTCATCATCATCTAATAAGCCTGTTTGACTAGCTCTAAGTGTTCTAACATACCAAGACTCATCTTTGGTGGCGTTGTTATAGACTTCCCAGAATTGATTATGGCCTTTAGGTGTACCAATAAATACTGCCCATCCCCTGCGGTCTGCTAACAATGGGCGAATTACAGAACCCCAAGTAGATGGTTTCATATCAGCATATTCGTCTAAAACTACGCCACATAGCCCCAAGCCCCTCAAATTGTCTGCGTTATCAGCACCAAATAGCCTTATCTTTGCGCCATTAATTAGTTCAATCCATAGTTCTGCAATATTATGTTTATCTCTTACTGGTTCTGAAAAACGCATTAGATAGTCCCAAGCTATTGATTTTGCTTGGCTATAGTAAGGAGCTATGTAAGCATAGATAGCGTTTTCTTTATCTTCTGTTAATGCTCTGTAAATTAAGTCATTGATACAAGAAACAGTTTTGCCACATCTGCGGTGAGCTACGATAACTGCCCAACGCTCTTGTCTTTCATGGAAATCTAAGAATACATCTCTAGGCTTGTAATCAAGCTCTACATCAATTACTTCTTCCAAGAAACCACCATACGCTGAGGTGCTTTGGCATCGCCTACTACTTCAGTTCTAGCTAATTTGGGGACATGGTATTCAGATACAGCCATTAAACAATCAAACGCTACTTTAGGGCCATGCTTGGGGTCACTAGCAATGGATTCTAGCCACTCTTGCATACGCTCAGAGTTAGCATCAACGAAATTAGCAAACGCTTCACGAGCCTTAGCAGTAGCCTTATTAGGCGTTCCTTTGGGTCTGCCTGCTCTGTTTAGATTGCCTTCTACAGATTTTGATACTTTATTTGTCATATAAACTCAAGGTATTGATTTATAAGGACTTTATTCTACACCACTTTTTTATGCAATGTCAGGGTCGTGTATTTTGTTCATAGCCTCATGCAATTGCATCTTACGCTTCATTCTAGCGTTTTCTTTAGCATTAAGAGTCTCACCCTTACCACCTACTGCTAGTTCATCTGGTCTAGGCTTATTACGCTTAACCTCTTGTTTTTCAAGGGTTGATTCTTTGTGCGGACGCAGCATAGCGTTTTCTGGGGGGTAGCTTCTTGTCATGTGTTTCATTACATATCCTTCATCTTGTCAGTAATGACTTCTTTGCGTGTCTTGGCGGCTTCTTTAAAGTCTTTAGCACTAGGAGCGCCTTTAGAGCCTACTTTACGCATCTTTTCTCCAGAACCAGTTTTAATGCGTTCTTGCTTTGCGTGGATATTAGCGTACAGACCAGGTTTCATGCTTGGCTTTTAATATACTTAGAATATTGTTCTTCTAATTTAGCCTTGCGTTTGCCTTTGGCATGGGTGCGTTCTTCGCTTAGAGCAATAGCCAATGCTTGTTTCTTTGGCTTTCCTGCGGCAACTTCTGTCTTATAGTTTTTGCCTACGCTCTGTGCAGAGCCTGATTTATCCATTGGCATAATTAACTCTTAAATTTAAGTAAGTAAATGGTTGTGTCAATTTCTTGAGCAATATTGTCAATTAATTGGCAGATTTCTGTGTCTTTTGGCAAGTCTGCTCTAGCGTCTTTAACAAAAGATTGTAGGGATTGTAGGTAAGCCAATGGCTCTTTAGGCATATGGTAAGTGCTAGGAAATTCAGTAATTTGACCGTAGCACCCAAAATAGGCTTCAGCCAAAGCATCGGTATGCTCAATAATATTCTCGTAGAATTTGCCTAATGCTTTATGTTTGGCGTAGGATTTGGTTGCCCAATGGAAAAAATGGGTATTTGTACCCGAATGTAGCAAGGTTGCTAAGAACAAAGCCATATTTTCATTCATAAATCACTCCATTTTTATTGATTTTAACACTTCAATAGCTTCTTCGCTTGAATTTACCCTATACAAGTGACCACCTTTCCAACCAGCAATAAACTTTAATTGGTCAGGGGTAAACTTCTTATCAGGGCCATCTTTAATTTCCATTAAAATAGTATGCCCTTCATAAGCTACTAAACAGTCAGGTATACCTTTACCTACCATGTGTAGCAAGTGAACATCAGCACCATAATCTCGTAGCGCTTTTACAACATCATTTTGATTTTTATCAACTTTTTTGGCGAATGTCATATGTTTAGGTTAGTATTTGGTAACTTCTTGATTATAGGGGATTTTTGATGGCTGGTTATCATTTGACGGATGAGCAATGGATTGAGTCTTGGAATAAAACAGGAAGTCCAAGTGAGTTTGCAAAATTACATGGTATAGCCGTTAGAAATGTTATGGCAAGGCGTAGGTCAATAGAAGATAGACTTGGTATTACATTAGATACTTTCAATAGCCAAAACCCAGCTTATGTTAAAAAAATACAACAAACGCCTGGCAATGTGCGTAGGGGTATGGATATAGAAAAGGGTCGTGTCATTGTATTTAGTGATGCTCACTTTTGGCCTGACGAAACTACCACAGCGTTTAAAGCACTCTTAGAGATGATTAAAGAGTTTGCCCCTACTGCCGTCGTGTGTAATGGCGATGCGCTGGACGGGGCTTCTATAAGCCGTTTTCCTCGTACTGATTGGAGTAAGCTGCCAACCATGAAAGAGGAATT